ATCATTTTGTTGCTTGTTCCAGAAAATACTTTTGATAAAAATGCTCTTTCAGAATTTAACTGCGCAATATCCTTCGCATTTGCTTTCATCTGCTTATCAATAATATCCATGTTGTCATTCTGCACCCCAATATCATAAAAATCAGATCCTTCTGGTTTAGTCAGTCCATAATTTGTTGTCGTTGTTGCCATCTTACTCTCCTTTCAATACAGTATTTCTAACCTGTTCGTTTGTATATGTGTGTAAATAATCATGTGTAAATCCATGTAATGTATCATGTTGGTTATATCTTAATCCAATATCTATCGTCATATTCAGTGGCACAATCTCTTCTAATAGTTGCTCGAAATCGTTATACATTTGCTTTCTTGTTAACTCTACCAGACATTTTAATTCCATTGTTTCTGGTAAAATTACCAAGGTATAGTTCCCATTGCCTAGCAAATTATCAAGTCTGTTTATAAGATCTTGATTCGTATATGGGCAGTCATCATACCACTTTGTCAGCACTCTGAATTTTCGGTCTTCTAAGCTATCTGTATCCTGTGGCTGTATTTTTAAGATTTTTTCGCGCCGTGCAATTCCATATTCTGTAGAAGTTCGGATACAGGTGTCAAGATCTCTGTCTCTTATTTCATTTTCTAATTGCTGTCCAACTTTTTCTTCTGCATCATAGATCGCTTTTATTTCTTCTATATTTTCAATCACAGGAGGAATATTTAGCTGCATGATACCGCCCCCTTAACCGGAATAACATTTTCTTGCAACGTAATATTTTCTGTTCCACCATTTAACAATATATTACTTACATCTGTAATTCCTTCTACATTATAGATAGCGTTTTCAACACCTGCTCGTCTCACGATTATAGAATCACTGTTTATCCAATTCTTTCTCAGCGATAGCAGATATTCTTCTATCGCATTTTCGACTTGCGTTTTTAAGCCTTCCGCAGAATATCCAGTATCATATGTAGCAACTGCAGATACATTAACTATATATTCTGTCACAGTTGTGATTGATACAGAATGTCCAATTGGAGCAATCCCAATTCCTTCTCCTGTTTGTTCTATTGGATCAACCTGCGTCTGCACGTCATTGATCAGCTTGCTTTCTGCTTTTCTATATTCGTCTGATATAATCACAATTGGTATGATTGTTCCTTTTCGTCGATATGGTCTGACTCCTCCAACACCATCAATTGCGCCTATTCTTTCTTTATAATATGCACGATTTCCACCAAAAGCCTGAATGCCAAACGAATCCATGATTCTCATGCGGTAAGATTCCTCATCTTCCTCGTCTTTTCCTTCTACCAGAAGCTTGGTTAATGCCGCATCTTCCAGACCATCAATATCATCCAAACACATCAGATTCCCTAACCATCCATTCGCTTCGGTTCCTGGATCTTCACATTCCAGTCTGTACTTATGTTCTTCTTCATTGATCACGTCTGTTACAATGTAGTTATAGTCATCTCCTGAAAATTCAGTTCCAATCGGAACTGAAACATTAAATACTCCTTCAAATTCTGCCGCAGTAGCTTCTTCTATGTATGTCCTTCTTTCTTGTCCAAACTGTACTAAATGATCAAGATCAGCTGTATCAGCATATTGGTTATCTGTTAATGCTGCAAGTTCTACATACACCTCTTCCAATCTTGCTGCCTGCTTTACACAGGAATGATAAATCAGTGATCCCTCACTTGTATCCAAGCCATCCGGCATATCTTCCATCATACTGACCATGATATTTTCAAAGGTCATGTCCTCATACATCCGATTCCACCTCCTCACTTCCATAATCCGTTAATAATGTAAATTTAATGTGTAGTGTTTCATTTACTTTTTCGATCTCCAAGTTCTCAATTCCATTAACATATGGATTCACTTCGAGACATTCTGTCAGCATCCTGTTTACTTCAGATTTCACATACTCATCAGAATATGTTCCTCCGATCAGATTTACCATTTCATTTCCGTATTCCCATGAATACTGAATATATTTATATCTTACAATCTTAATTGCCAGATACGCCCACACTGCAATAGCTCTTGCACCTTCTGCAATTTTTCCTGTCAATTTTCCAGTAGTGAAATCTATATCAAATTCTCTTGGATAATATTCTTCTTCCTCTTCTTCATTGATAAGTTCTTCTGTCTCTTCTTCAAATGGAAACCTTATGTATTCACCACCTTGCATATAATTATGTATTTATCGTCACTGATCTGGTACACCAGAACCATGTCTCCATCATTAAGGACTAAACCATCTGCTATGTAATAGTCTTCTGGATCAAGCTTTAATTCATTGCATAGCACTTGGTCTTGTACCACCCTTGCCATCTGCAATCCTGTATTATTTCCTTTTTTACCTTGATGCTGCATGATCTTTAACAGCCTCTCATAACTATTCACTAAAGAACTCTCCTTCCTTGTTGCCAGTGTTTCACGTAATATGAATCATTCAGATTACTGACTTTTACACCGCCACTGCTTGAACAGTGCACAAACTTTCCCGATCCGGCATAAATGCCGACATGAGAAGCTCCTGCTTTGTATGTTCCTTGAAAAATAACCAGATCGCCTTTTTTCAAATTCTTTTTTTGTACTTTCGTTCCTTTTTGTGATTGTGCTAACGCTGTTCTTCCGATATTTTTACCTGCCGTGGTTCTGAATACATAAGATGTAAACCCAGAGCAATCGGATTTTCCTGACTGTGGAGATGATGCACCATAGACATATTTTACTTCTCCTATAAAACTTTTTGCTTTCTTTATAACCTTATCTGCTTTTGTATTACTTGCAGATGTTTGCTTGTATCCGGTACCATTACCTATAATTGCGTATCCGGTACGTTTTCCAAAACGGTTACATTGAGCTTTTGTTTTCATTAGCAGGTCAAAGTGATAGACACCATTCACAACTTTGATTGCACCGCCACGATCATTGACTCGATGAACCTTCTTGTCTCTGCTTGTCTTTGTTCCAAGTACCTGTATTTCATTTCCATACTTTATACTAGATGGTGCTGCACATGTGTATTTGCTTGGGTCCAGTTTCTTTCCCTTGCAATCGTAATAACCGCCCTCCATCTTATTTGATGCCGGATAATATGCTGTAAATAATGCCTTTACTCTTTTCCCATTTAATATACCTGTACTTTTAGTTGCTGAAGCATTTGATTCTGCATCACCCTCTTCTGTTTCCATGATATTCTTAAATGCAAGCTCAAGAGTCATCATATAAGTTCCATTCTCAAATACATGCGAATCATTCTCAATCCAGAACTTTCCACACAATCCAGAATCAACATCATTGATCTTGATTCCATATCCTGCTTTGCATCTGATATCTCCAATAGCTGTCAATGATGCGCTGGTATCCAGACCCAACAATGTATTTTCAGCCTCTTTCTTTCCATTGCCACTATCAACAGTGACGGAATCCTGAAATGTTCCATATGCTTTAATCCAATTTTTATTGGAAACTGTTCCAATTCTTTTATTCTTGGAATTGTAAATTGCAACCTTATTTACCATGCTGTCTGTTGACTGCTCGTAGGAGCTCTCTGTGATACCTTCTTTTTGATCTAATCTTACATTTAACATTGATCCCTTCTTTATAACAGATAATTTATCTCCATCCATGATCAGCTGATAACTTGTGCCTGTTTTTTTATACGCTTTAGAATATGCAGCAAGAATCATGTTGTAATATTCCTTGTCTTGGAACAATAGTTTCTTGATTTTCATATTCGTTTTTGCAATACTTTTTGTTTTTATCTTTAAGTCTTTGCAGATTAATTTTGTAATCTGCTCCGGCTTCTTTTTCTTAAATTTATAGGTTCCTTTGCTCCGGATCAGATATAACATATAATCTTGCGCTGTATATGTAATTGTTCCGGCTTCCCCTTTTCTTTCTCTCTTTGTCAGTTTTCCATGGAATAGTTTGTCATTTCCATTATAGAAACATATGAGATCACCCAATTTAATGTCGGGCGTTTTAAAGTGTGTATCTCCTGCTGGATTCACTACACTAAATTCCAGTGATCTGGCAGATGAATAAGCACTTCCAGACCAGGTAATTGAACTGACCGTACTGGTAATATCATTTCCCTTCCATTCAACTTTTAAATTTAAACTCATTTCTCGATCACCAACTTTGTGCCTGCATAAATATATCTTCCATTACTGCTTGATCTTCTTTTATGTTTCTTTGCTGCACTTTCGATCACTTTTTTATTTTTTGTATAGATTTTCTTCCAGTTTGAAGAACTTCCTGTTTTCTTTTTTGCGATCTTACGCAACGTATCTCCTTTTTTTACAGTATAAGATGTTGTTTTTACACTTTTACTGCTTCTTTTTTTACTACTGTTCTTCTTTTTTACTTTCTTTCCATTTGACGTTTTCTTTTTTTCTGTCGCATATGTTACCGCAATATATTCTTTCAAATTCAAAGTAAATGCGATATCTCCTGTGCTGTCATCTTTTCCATATTCAAGACTTTCGATCGACACCGTTTTATTAAAATCAACGTCTCCTGTCATAACAAAAGTGGGAGTCACTTTCTCATACTCCCACTTTTTGATTTTATTAATATAGTTTATTGGATTTGTATCAAATCCTTTATATTGGCAAAAGGGATATTCTTGCGCTGGAAAGAAAGAACTTATTTCAATCGTTTCTAAATTTCTGTCTCCAAGAATATTTATTTCGCCTTTCCTGTGTACAGTTTCAGTTGTATTCTGTACAGATGTTCCTATCTTATAGGAAGATGGCAATACCGGAAACCGGATCTTGTCATTTCCATTATTTAACCAAATTTCCCTTCCATTCTCCTTTTATGCCGGTATTGCTTCTAATTTCTCTGCAAGTTTTTCTGCTATTTTATCAATATCTGCTTCTTCTCTCACGATGATCGTATCTGCAAATTTTTCAATCTTATAAGTCTTATTTCCCTGATTTCTTGCCATCTGCACTGACTTATCATGTGGATATACACGCGTCCCTCTCGGAAGATCTATGATCTCTCCGCCTTTTTCGTGAACTTGAGCAATACCACCACTCCAATTGTCTGTACCTCTTGCCAGCATTGGAATCTTTGGAAGATTAATACCTTTGCCACCAAGTTTCGGAACCCAACTTGGAATTTTTATTCCATTCAATCCAGAAATCACGGAGTTTACAAGCCCGATCACCTGATTTAAAGGACGTTTTGCAAATCCAACAAGTGCCTCAAATGCTCCTTTGAATATTGTTTTTACACCAGTCCATGCCTTTTTCCAGTTTCCTGTAAATACGCCTTCCAAAAATGTTATTATGCCACTAAATGCTGTTGTAACTCCATGAATTATGTCCAGTGTTGATTTAAGCCATCCTGATGCTCTGGCTACAATAAATTTAAATGTAGCTCCAAATACAAGTTTAAATGCTCCAGCAACAAATGTTGCAACTGGTCTTAAAAATTTAACAACCGCAGCTCCTGCTCTTCCTATTTTCCCAAAAGAACTAGCTGCCATTGTTCCAATCTGGCGCACTGTCTTTCCAAGCTTTTGAGTATCAACCCCTGCATCATTCATCGCCTTTACAACTGCCTTTTGCATTTTTCTTGCTCCGGCGGTTATTTTATCCCAGTTTTTATATACCAGCACCGCTGCAACAGCGATTGCCGCCAATACCAAGGCAATCTTTCCTCCAGGTCCTAAGAAAGCAGCTATACTTTCTGCTTGTGAGAACTTCCCATACAGCGTGACCATTCTTCCTGCAAGACTTCCTATTCCTGTTGTAAGTGTTCCAATAATTTTTATTACCGGACCTACTGCTGCAACAGTCAGTGCCATTCTTACGATAAATTTTTGCGTTTCGGGATTCAGCTTTGAAAATTTCTTTGCAAAATCAGCAAGTTTTGTTGCACCTGTAGTAATTGATGGCGCAACAACTTTCAATACAGAGCTTCCAAAGACCGTCAATGAGTTTTTTGCTGAATTGATTGCTTTTCTTATGTCACTCGTTGACGTTTTCATATCTTTCAGGGCTTTTTCTGTTGCTCCTGATGCCTGATTCATTTTCTTTGTCTTCTCTCGAAATGTATCATATTGTGACCCAGTCAATGCGATCGCCGCTGTTAATGCTCTGGAATTACTGAACAGCTTTGCCATTTTATCTGACTGTCCGCCTGTTTCCTTTTGCAAGATTTTTAGTACTCCAGACATTCCTTCTGATTTGATCATAGCCTGTCCATTTTGATATCCATATTTCTGCATTAATTTCGACATGGAATCCGTTGGTTTCAATAAACCAGTAAACAACCCTTTCATCTGCGTGGTGACTTCCGCTGTATTTCCTGTCACACCTGTCAGGGTTGCCATACTTCCAAACAATTCCTGATATGATACATTCAACGATTTTCCAAGTGGAAACAAAGGCTGCATACTTGATGCCAGCTCCTTGTATGTCGTAACACCTAACTTCTGGGTCATAAAAGCCATATCACTGATTGATTGTGCCGTCTTGACATTCACACTGTCATAGCCTTTCATTCCAGAACTGATCAATGCTACTGATTCTGCTACGGAAGCGCCTCCACCTTTAGCCGCTCTTGCTGATATTGAAAAGATATCCTGTGTTTTCTTTCCAAGATCTCCGATGGAACTGATCGTCTGATATACACCTTTTGATACTGTTCCTAATGCAATTCCTGTATCATTCGACACCTGAATCGCTGTATCCTTGTACTTTTGCAGATGCTCTTTGTTATCCAAAAGCGTATTGACCTGACCCATATCTTTTTCAAATGT